GATAGACAAGGTTGTGTAGACAGAAACACACAACATCTTGAGCTAATGAAAGCTAAGTCAGACTGGGGTAGTGAGTCTATGACAGCTACAACTAATGCTATTACAGCAGGTAACGGCTACACCGCATCTTAAAGGATTTTTTATGAAAGCGGCAGACTTAGATAAGAGAGTTACAGTTGTAGAAGTCCAACTTGAAGAGAGATGGAAAGAAACAATTTTGCGAATAAAGAGAATTGAGGCTATACTCATTGGCAGTGCAGGTACTATGATTGTTCTTTTCGCTACAATGCTCTGGAGAATGTAAATGACAAAGAAATTTCAGTCAGATAGCAAATACGCAGTAGCTGATGCTGACGGAGATGGGATCGTCACAGACGCAGAAATGGATCGCCATTCTACTTGGATTCGGCTTGAGAACGAAGATAAGCAAGCTGACACTCAGCGAATGATGGCTTTAATTTCTATGCTTGTTTCTATTGTAGCGGTGGCGTTGCTGTTACTTCCCATAATTTCCTTAGACAGAATGGAATCTGTATCGCCTGTACTGTCTACATTCTTAATTGCTAATACTGGAATTGTTGCGGCTTATATAACTGGTTCGGCATTATCTAAAACAAAAATGAAATAGGAGAGTAAGATGTTTGCACTATTAGGTTCGGTTCTAGGTTTTGCAAGTTCTGCTGTTCCAGCCATCACAGATGCGTTTGCCAAAAAACAAGACAACAAACACGAATTAGATAAAATGAAAACAATGGCTGAGTTAAGAGCCGCAGGCTACGACCATGACGTTAGAATGTACGAAACGATGGGTGCAGATAACGAACACGATCGCCTTATTCAGCACGATATAAGTATAAATCAAGGTGTTGGTTTTATATCAGGTCTACAAAAATCAGTCAGGCCAGTTATAACGTATGCGTTTTTTCTTTTATTCGCTACAATAGAAATTACATTACTAATGGAAGCACTAAAAGCAGGAACTAATTTTTCTGAAGCCATAAACGTCTTGTGGGATGATGAGACTAAAGGAATATTTGCGGCCATACTATCTTTCTGGTTTGGCTCAAGAGCTATAGATAAGGCAAGGAAAGTAAAATGAACAAAAATTATGACCACTGCCTAGAAATGTTATTAGAACACGAAGGAGGTTTTGTTAACCATCCTGATGATCCTGGTGGCATTACAAACTTAGGCGTTACCAAAAAAGTATACGAAGGTTGGGTTGAGAGAGAAGTCTCCGAACAGGAAATGCGTGACCTGACTAAAGAAGATGTAGCTCCAATCTACAAAAGTAATTATTGGGATAGGTGTAAATGTAACTCTCTTGATTCTGGATTAGACTTTTCCGTTTTTGATTGGGCGGTAAATTCAGGATCAGGTAGGTCAGCGAAGGCTTTGCAGACGATTGTCGGTGCTGATGCAGACGGAGCTATTGGCCCTGCCACACTTGCATTAGTCAACAATAATTCTGCAGAAAATTTAATTGAGAAAATGTACCACGCGAGACAGGCATTTTACGAAGGGTTAAGTACATTCGATACGTTTGGCCGAGGGTGGTCACGAAGAAATAAAGAGACACTAGAAGCCTCACTAGAAATGATGGATTAGTTATGACACTTAAAAAACTAGTATTAAAACCTGGAGTTAATCGTGAAAACACTCGGTACGCTAATGAAAATGGTTGGTACGAGTGTAATAATGTACGATTTCGCCAAGGTACACCTGAAAAAATTGGAGGTTGGACACGTATAAGTTCGGCAACGTTTGAAGGTGTTAGTCGTTCTTTGTGGAATTGGATTACTTTGAGTGGTCAAAACTTAATAGGCGTAGCTACTAATCTTAAATTTTACATAGAAAACGGTGGTGGTTTTAACGACATAACACCTGTGCGAAGTACAACCTCTGCTGGCGTTATAACTTTTAGCGCTTCTTCTACCACACTAAGTGCTGCTGTAACCTCTACAAGTGCTACTACTATAGCTATAACAGACGCAACTGGCTTCCCATTATCAGGAGTAATACTAATAGATAGTGAAGTAATATCATATACAGGTGTTACTGATAACACGTTGACAGGGTGTACTAGAGGGGCTTCGTACCTTATATCCGATGTATCTACAAGCACTACAGCAGCTACACATAGTTCAGGCGCAGCAGTAACGTGTTTTACTATACTTGTTACTCACAGCAATCATGCAGCTTTAGTTAATGACTATATTAGTTTTAGTGATGCAGCGGCACTAGGGGGTAACTTTACGGCTGACGTTTTAAACTTAGAGTACAAAATTCAATCTGTTGAGACTGCAAGCACGTATACGATACTTGCAAAAAGTTTTAGCTCTGCTACGTTGAAGTTTACAAACCTTGCATCTACTAGTTCTGATTCAGGAAACGGCGGTAGTTCTACAGTTGGAGTATACCAAATAAACACAGGTGTTACCTCTGCTTCATCTTTTGAAGGTTGGGGCGCGAGTAGTTGGGGTGCTGGACCGTTTAATACAGGACAGACAAGTGTTGAAGAGTTACGAGTATGGTCACAACAAAACTTTGGAGAAGATTTAATATTTGGGTGTCGTAACGGACCTGTCTAGTATTGGGACGCGGCAAATACTTTATCCACGCGTGCTGTAGAGTTAGCTAGTTTATCAGGTGCGTCTGCTGTACCAACAAGACAAAATTTTATACTTGTATCAGATATTAACAGATTTGTGTTCTGTTTTGGTACAACTCCCATTGGCTCTGCAACTAAAGATCCTATGATTATTCGTTGGTCTGACCAAGAAGACGCTACAAATTGGACTCCTGCAGCTACAAATCAAGCGGGTAGCCTGCGATTGTCTCGTGGTACTGAAATCATAGCCGCTGCTCAAGCTCGACAAGAGGTACTTGTTTGGACAGATTCATCCCTATACTCGTTACAGTATGTTGGCGCAGGTTCTGGGGTATGGGCAGCACAACTTGTTGGCGAACAAATATCTATTGCGTCTCAAAATAGCGTTGCTTATGCAAGTGGGGTTTCTTATTGGATGGGTAAAGATAAGTTCTACAAGTATGATGGTTCTACTCAACCACTACAATGTGACCTACGTAAATATGTGTTTACAGATTTTAATACTGAACAGTACGGTCAAGTATTTGGTGGTAGTAATGAAGCGTTTAACGAAGTGTGGTGGTTCTATTGTTCTAGTAGTGCTTCCGATAATGATAGATACGTAGTTTATAATTACTTAGAACACATTTGGTATTATGGTTCTATGGCGCGTTCTGCATGGTTAGATTCTGGACTTAGAGCTTTCCCTCTAGCAGCCACATTTAATTCTGTGCTTGTAAACCACGAGGAAGGTGTTGATGATAACGAGACAGGTACAACAGCCGCTATTCCTGCGTTTATTACATCTGCTGATTTTGATTTAGAAGACGGCGATAGGTTCATGTTAATGTCCCGCGTGTTACCAGATGTATCTTTTGAAGGGTCTACGGCAACCAACCCTGCTATAACAATGTCTTTCTTTCCATTAGCATCTTCTGGTTCTGGGTATAATAGTCCCACATCCGAAAGTGGAGTAAGCACGGGCGTAGCTACACGTAGCGCTACTTCTCCTGTTGAAGTGTACACCAGCCAAATACATACACGAGTACGAGGACGACAATTATCTATGAAAATAGAATCTAGTGCTGCGGGTGTACAATGGCAATCAGGTGCTACACGAATTGATATTAGACCAGATGGGAGACGGTAATGCCTAACCAATACACTGTAGAATTTCGTGCTCCTGCGCTACCTTACGCTCCTATTGAATACAATGCAGCGGAGTTTAACACGTTTAATAACATATTAAGATTATATTTTAACCAGATAGACAATACGTTAAGAGATACAAGTCTTGCAGATAGATCTGATGCAGTAGGGTGGTTTGTAGGGTAATGGCAAATACATATGTAAATGCAAAAGTAGATTTAGCGGCAACGAGTGTTACAACTTTATATACTTGTGCTACATCCACTACAGCTATAGTTAAATCTATAATAGTTTCTGAAGACTCTGGTAATGCAGACACAATAACTTTAACTTTAACTAGTGGTAGTGATGTGTATAGTATATATAAAACCAAAGCCATTAGTGCTAATGGCACAACAGAATTACTAACTGCACCTTTAATAGTGCAAGCGTCTGAAATATTAAAAGTTACCGCTGCAACAGCAAATAGGCTACATGTAGTGGCTAGTATACTTGAAATAACTTAGGGTTTGTTATGGGAATTGTGAACAGCAAAGAAAAATTGCTACCTCCTGCAGCAGTTATAGCTATGGCACTAGAAGAAGTGGGTACAGGAGATATGCCTGTAGAAACAGTAATGATGACTATCGTTAAAGAAGCTGAGACAGCGGATGTAGTGCAGATAGGTAACACTGTATTTTTTGGTCATTTTGGCGAAGGTGCTAACAAAAACAGAGTTGTAGGCCGCCCGTTCAATGCGGATGTAGGGCGTAATTATGTACGTAATATATT